AGACTCCCGATGGACTCACGCATTAACTTGCGTGGGTCTTTTTTGTATTTAGTTCAATGGTATACTATTTATTTGTGATCACAAAATTACTAGAGTTAGATAATGGTTTAACATTAAACTAGTTTGTGAGGTGTATGCCGATTCGCTATCCTAGCGCACGTTTTTGTTCGTTTGTCAAGTCTTTTGTTAAAACCGATCACGTTTTGTTACAGTTTGTAACATTCGATCACTTTCTTTAAGGGAACCCTTGACATTCTGAGCGAATCATGCTAGGGGGCGTGTTAACACACTGTATATCCGAAAACAAAAAAAAGTAAGGATGTGACACAATGCCGCACAAAAGGGGTCTATCAAGCACGAAGTGCGTCGAGCTACGCTCTCATACTATACTACACGGAGTCATTACAACAGGGCAACACACAAGGACTTGACATGCGCTACCCACTTTAGTATACTACAACAAAAAAAGAATCATTAGATTTCAACTACTTGTAAAATAGTTGTAATACTTACCTTGCACTTTACGTATTTTAGACATTATATATACATAAGAGGCACTACTTAAGTTTCTCACTTACTGCTTACACAACTTACTGTTTATAGCTAGCTAGTTTGAGAAACGTAAGTATATACTTAAGTAGTAGCTATTCAGTTTTCCTTCCCAACCATGACGAACCTTTCCACTTAGTTGTATTAGATGTGGTCATGCCGATGGGTTGTATATTTTAAGAGAGATTTTTTATGATACCTGCTAAGAAGTATAGTGAAGTTATAGCTAAGAAAGTTGTAGCTGGTATAAAGAATGGTGTTGCAGTTAGAGACATACTTGGATCAATACAGAAGTATCAAGATGCACCTTCTAGCACAGCAACATTCTACAAGCTATATGGCAATCTAATAGCTGAGACTAAAGCTGACATAGTAGGAGAGATAGGGAGTGTTGTTGTAGAGGCCGCTAAGGGTGGTGACTTTAAAGCGGCAGAGTTCTTCCTAAGATCTAAAGGTGGTTGGTCGCCTAATAGCACAGTGAATGAAGTAGATCAGGAAGTTGACCCCGACTTAGATGAGAGTGCTATAGACAGTTTGATGTCGTTGTTAGGGAAGTAGCACCGCTACGCAGTGAAACGGAAAGAATGAACCCGATGAAGAGACAGATAACGGCTGACACACTACGTGAGCTACCTAAGTCCAAAGTCAATGAGTTGTTTGAGGCATTAGGACCACGTAAAGTTGAAGAGCTAAAGCATGACTGGAACTTCTGGGCTAGAGACAATCAGTTAGCTCCTGAAGGAGACGATTGGAATACTTGGTTTATCAATGCTGGTCGAGGTTTCGGTAAGACACGTTCTGGAGTAGAGTGGGTAAGAGAGCAAGTTAAGGGTGGCGTTAAACGTGTAGCCGCTGTAGCTTCTACTAACTCAGACATAGAACGAGTTATGGTTAAGGGAGAGAGTGGCTTTCTATCAGTATGCTGGAAAGGTGATAAAACCTATGCTGGCAAGAAGATGGGCTTTCCTGAATGGTCGCCAACAAAAAGAACACTTACATGGGAGAATGGAGCGCAAGTGCAGTTCTTCTCCGCAGAGGAACCTGAGCGTCTTCGTGGTCCACAGTTTGAGTTAGCTTGGTGTGACGAAACAGCCGCTTGGAATAAAGACATAGACACTTGGCAGATGCTACAGTTTTGTATGCGTCTAGGTAAGCACCCTCGTATCATGGTGACTACCACCCCGAAGCCAACTAAACTGATACGCCAGATACTTAAAGATCCTAAGACTATTATTACTACAGGGTCTACTTTTGATAACTCTGCTAACTTAGCTAAGACATACCTAACTGCTGTTAAAGAACAGTATGAAGGTACTAGACTAGGTAAGCAAGAGCTTTACGCAGAAGTCTTAGAGGAAGCACAAGGTGCTTTATGGACAACTGCCATGCTGGACGAAGCATCTGTTAAGTTAGATGACGTGCCAGACCTTTCCCGTATTGTTGTAGCCCTTGACCCTGCTGTCACCTCTAATGCTGAGAGTGATATGACAGGTATTGTTGTAGCAGGTATAGATGTTAATGGTATTGCTTATGTATTAGGCGATTACACTGACAGACTGTCTCCTCAAGGTTGGGCTTCTAAAGCAATAGAATTATATCACTTACATCAAGCTGATCGTATTGTCGCCGAAGTAAATCAAGGTGGTGATATGGTCAAAACAACTATACACGGTGAAGATGACACAGTACCTTACAAAGCTGTACGTGCATCTAGAGGTAAATTTGCTAGAGCTGAACCGATATCTGCACTCTATGAGCGTGGATTAGTTAAGCATGTTGCAAACCCTAAAGATGACGCTTCACTTAACGAATTAGAAATACAAATGCGAACATGGGAACCATTAGGGTCGATTGGCTCCCCAGATAGATTAGATGCTCTAGTATGGGCAATTACTGACCTCTCACTCAACGGCTACACAAAACCAAAACTGACCCTCGCTTATTCTAGTGTTAAGGGACTTTCACGTTAACTATAGAAGTATTATTGTCATGGTAAAGAAACTCTCAGAATCAAAAGCTAAATCTACATTAGGTGTAGCTGGTGATAACACATACAACGGTCAAATCCGCGCTGATGAGTTCCTACCTGAACTTCGAGGTAAGAAAGCTATACGCAAGTATCGTGAGATGCGTGATAACGATAGTACTATTGGTGCTGTCATGTATGCTGTTGAGCAGATACTACGAGATGTAGACTTACACGTAAAAGCAGTAGATGATAGTGCTGAAGCTATAAAAGAAAAAGAGTTTGTTGAGAGTGTCTTAGTAGACATGGAACATTCTCTTGATGATCACATAGCAGAAGCTATATCTAATTTGTCGTATGGCTTTAGCTGGAACGAAGTTATATATAAGAGACGTGTAGGTCCAACAGAGAGATCACCTAAGAAGCACTCTAAGTTCACAGACGGACGTATTGGTGTACGTAAGATAGCCGCCCGTGCGCCTTGGACTATAAGTAAGTTTGATGTAGACCGTAAGACTGGTGAAGTTCTAGGCATAGAACAAGAGATAGGTTATAAAAATGGTAGAAACTACATACCCACTAATAAGTCTCTTTACTATAGAACAACTAGCCTTAACGGTGACCCATCTGGGCGTTCTATTCTTCGTAATGCTTATACTTCTTATGAATACCTTAATAATCTGCAAGCTATAGAAGCTATTGCAGTAGAACGTGAGTTAGCTGGTATTCCAGTAGCTCGTATACCTGCTGAGTACTTATCAGGTGATGCTTCTGCCGCACAGTCAGGTTTCGTTAACAATTTACAACAGATCCTTAGAGATGTTAAGTTTAACGAGCAAGGTTACATAATATTACCTTCTGATAGCTACCCAGACAAAGATGGTTCTCCTACTAACCAAAGATTAGTCGATATAGAACTTATGGCTTCTAATGGTAAACGTAATATAGACATAGATCCTATCGTAAAGAGATATCAGCACGATATAGCAAGATCAATGTTATCCGAGTTTCTTCTACTAGGATCTCAAGGCGGTTCTTACGCCTTATCCAAGTCGAAGACAGACCTGTTCCTTCGTGCGCTTGAGAGTTACATCCAAGCGATCACAGATGTTCTCAACAAACAGTTGGTCGAGCGACTGTGGGAGTTGAACGGTCTGAACTATGACTTAATGCCAACTATTGAAGCTGGCGATGTTGCTCCACACGACCTACGTGAGATTGCATCCTTCTTACGTAATCTTAACGGTGCGAACATTAACGTCAGTGATCACCCAGAGGTTATCCAAGACCTTATGGATATAGCTGAACTAGAGTACGATCCAAATGTAACTGTAGCTCCAGAACCAGAGGTAGAAGAATAACATGGCAACTTTAAACAACAGAGTTCTAGACAATGGACTAACTGTCTTAGACACAGAAGCTAATCGTATTGATTTGACATCTCAAGAAGCTACAAGCTACTCAGAGGCTTCCTCTACTTATACTTTAGGTAATTCTACAAGTCTTTCTATTGCTTCACCTACAGACCGATCTGGTGGTGGACGTGAAGTAGTAGTAGCCGCAATATCAGACGGTTCAATAACTGGCAATGGTACAGCAACTCACTACGCAATAGTTGATACAACTAACTCACGTCTTCTTGCAACAGGTTCTCTTACTGCAAGTCAAGTTGTTTCATCTGGTAATACTTTTTCACTAGGGTCATTTACTATCGGTATACCTGATCCTGCATAATAGAGGTCATTAAGCATGACAAGCAGGATTCTACAGGAAAATAGCAGTTTAATACTCACTCAAGCTAGTGAGCCTATTATTAACGAGAACTACATAGGTGCAAATAGCTTTGTTGTTGTTGCCCCTGTAGTTAAAAGCACTGCAATAACTCAAGTGCATGTTAGTAATGTAATAGACATAACAACAGGTAAACCTGTAGTATCTACTTCTAGTTTAAGTCAGTTACAAAACTTAACTACAGGTAATACTGTTACAGGTTCTACTGTAGTATCTACTACTAGTTTAAGTCAAGTACAAGATCTAGGTGCAGATGATACTACAACAGGTAAACCTGTAGTCTCTACCTCTAACATAACTCAGTCGCAGGGGTTCACTACAGGTAATACTACAACAGGTCAACCTATAGTTCCTGTTTCCGCTGTAGGTCAATTACATATACTAACTACAAGCAATACTGATACAGGTTCTCCTATAGTATCTAATGCTACAGCAATAGAGGATGAGGTAAGTACAGCATCTCCTATTGTTACTGGAAACCCAGTAGTAAAATCAACCCCGATAACTCAGTCTAACTCATTTTCCGCTGGTAGTATCTTAACAGGTAGACCAGATGTAGAAGATGCAACAGACCCTAACGAACAATATGAACAGGTGGTACAGCAGATGTTTGGTGGTTGGCCTAAAAGAATATACGATCATACTGATCTAGCTATATCTAGAGGTCACTCTCAAGGATATAGAACTTTATATAAATTTGGCTATAACCCAGATGTAGATACTCAAGAAGAAACAGTTTGGGGTAATTCTGGTGACTATGTGTGGTTAGATAGTGCAGTTACTATGTTTGTAAGTAGTACAAGTGCTAATGACAGTGGTACTGGTACAGGAGCTAGAACTATTCTCATACAAGGTCTAGATGAAGACTACAATGAGATAGAAGAGACTATAACTCTAAACGGACAGACACAAGTAGCTACTCAGTTGTCGTATTTAAGAGTATACAGATCTTTTGTTACACTTGCAGGTTCTGATGAAGGAACTAATGGCGTTATATACATAGGATCTTCTGGTGCTACAGGTGGAGTACCTAATACTACAGTTTATGCTAGTATAAGTATAGGAAATCAGACACAGATAGCCGCATATACAGTACCTGCTGGATATACACTATATGTAGATGAAATTAACTTTACTGCGGCTGTATCTCAAGCTCAAAAGCTAGTTCACTGTAAGTTTAACAGCAGAGATCACGGATCTAACGTGTTTAGGACAAGGTTTGTACAAGTAATACAAAGCAATCAGCTAATACAGTCATTTAAGTACCCACAAGAGTTTGCAGAGAAGACAGATTTAGAATGTAGGGTGTCTACAGACACAAACAACACTGCAATAGGCGCATCTTTCCAAGGTGTATTAATTAAGAACGAAACATAAGGTAATTTATCATGAAAGTCGGATCTAAAGTATCTTGGAACTCATCTGGTGGAACTGCTAGTGGTATTGTACGTCAAATAGTAAGAGATGGAACAGTACCTAACATACCAGTCAAAATAACAGGCACAAAAGAAGAACCTGCCGCACGTATTGAAATAACTGACGATAAAGGTAAGCCTACAGGACAAATGGTAGGGCATAAATTATCTACTTTACGTAAAGCACAATATGCTAACGATATATTTACTACGGAGCCTGAAGCTATCTCTAGATCTATGGATTTAGGACTTGGTGGAGCTACTCATGTATCTGACTACAATGGTCAAGCCGTATACATGCCAGCAGAGAGCCATGAGGCGTATCTAGCCCACTACGAGGGTACTGAGCCTATGGAAGAAGCTAAAGCCCCCTCAGCAGACCGTATAGAGGCTCTCAGGGTCATTGTACAAGAGATCATGAAGACTGAATTTGCTAAAGCTGATTATCAAGGTGAGAAAGTCACTTTAAACAAGCCTAGACGTATCAAAGGTGGCAACAAGAAGTTTGAAGTCTTCGTACAGTCTGGCGGTAAGGTTAAGAGAGTTACATTCGGTGACCCTAACATGGAAATTCGTCGAGATGATCCTAAAGCTAGAGCTAACTTTAGAGCTAGACATAATTGTGATAGTAAGAAAGATAAGACGACTGCTGGTTACTGGTCTTGTCGTATGTGGCAAGCTAATACATCGGTGGGTGATATGACTAAAGCAATAGAAGGTAAGATCCTTAAGACTGACGACGAACAACGATTAGTCTATGGTTGGGCTTCAGTAGTAACCGAAAAGGGTGAAGCTGTAGTAGACCGACAAGGGGATGTTATAGAAGCTGGAACTCTTGTGAAAGCTGTTAATGAATTTATGGAGCATGTGCGAGTCGGCAAGGCTATGCACACAGGGGATCAAGTAGGTGTCGTTGTACACTCACTCCCAATCACTAAAGAAATAGGTGATTCTCTAGGTATCCAGTCTGACCGTGAAGGATGGGTTGTCGCTTACAAAGTATTCGACGATGATGTCTGGGCAATGGTGAAGTCTGGTGAACTCGCCGCGTTCTCTATAGGTGGACGTGCTATTAAGGAGGAAATCTAACTTGCCTAATCTCCTAAAAAACTTGCACCTTGAAGAACTTTCCCTAGTGGATCGTCCAGCCAATGCACAGGCAATGGTTAGCCTCTTCAAGCGTGACAATTCCTTTGAAGGTATTAATAAAATGAATGAAGAAATGGAAACCAAAGTAGCCGCTTACATGAAAGACAAAGGTTGTGGTCGCGCAGAAGCGATGAAAGCCCTTGGATATGACATGGAAAAAGCTGAAGAAGTTGCAGAAGAAGTTGCTGAGAAATCAGAAGCAGAAGAGGTTAACCCTCTAGAAGCTGAAGTAGAAACTCTCAAGGCTGAAAATGAAACACTTCGTAAAGGTCTTATAGACAACGGCTACGTTATAACTGCTGATGCAATCGAAAAGAAAGCTGAAGTAGAAATGATGGACATAGAAGGTGAGATGGTAGCTAAGTCTGACATCCCTGCACCAGTCCTAAAAGCTCTTGAAGCGGCGGCTTTAGAAAAAGCTGATGTTGCTCTAACTAAGAGTGCTGAAGAAGCTCTACCAAACTTTGATATAGCTGTAGCTAAATCTCTAGTAGAGAAATTCGCAGAAGAAGAAAAAATCATGGAAGCACTAAAGGCGTGTGACGCATCTATTGGCGCATCTATGGAAGAATTTGGTAAGTCTGATGTAGATGGTGAGTTCGCCTCATCTTCCGACAAACTAGATAGTCTTGTAAAGTCCTACATGGACGAAAACCAACTAAAGAAAAGTGAATACGCAAAGGCTTACGCTGTTGTAGCTAAGACTGACGAAGGTAAGTCACTTATTAACAAAACCTACAAAGGGGAATAATCATGGCGGTAATGCAGTCTCGTGACAACCGTACTTTCATCGCTGGGGAAGATTTATCTTCAGCACAATTTAAATTCGTAACTCTTGAGTCAGACGGTCAAGTAGACCTAGCTGATTCTGCTGGCGAAAACGCTATCGGTGTTTGCATCGTAGGCGCAGGTGCTGGTAAAGCTGTAACTGTAACCGTTTCTGGTTCAGTCATGGTTACTTGTGGTGGCACTATTGCCGCTGGAGCCGCTGTACAGACAGATGCTTCTGGTGATGCTTTAACAGCCGCAACTGGTGACGTTATCTTAGGCTATGCCCGTGAAGCTGGTGTAGATGGACAAATCATCGAAATAGAAATGATCCAAGGTGGCAACTTAGCGGCCTAAATCAGCATTTTAAAGGAATAACATAATGCCATTATTAACTCCCTCTTCAGTACATATAGATCAGCCGTTATCTAATTTAACGCTTGCTTATGTACAAGAACAAACAAACTTTATCGCTGACAAAGTATTCCCAACAGTGGGCGTACAATCTCAGTCAGATAAATATTATATCTATGACCGTGCAAACATGAACCGTACAGGTGATGTTAAGAAATTAGCACCACGTACAGAAGTTAACCGTATTGGGATGGCTCTTTCAAGTGCCGCTTACTACGCTGACGTTTATGGTTTAGGAATGGACTTCGACGAGCAAACACTTGCTAACGAAGACTCAATGTTAGAAATTCGTTCTGCTGGTGCAGAGACACTGACAAACCGTCTGTTAATAGATCGTGAGGAGCGTTTCGCTTCTACATTCTTTAACGCTGGTGTTTGGACAACAGACGTTACTCCATCTAACTTGTGGTCAGACTACACGAACTCTACGCCTATCTCAGACGTAACTACAGGTCGTCGAACGATGCAACTTAAGTCTGGTGGATTTAAGCCAAACACAATGGTTGTAGGTAAAGAAGTACGTGACGTATTAATTAACCACCCAGACATCTTAGCTCGCTTAAACGGTGGAGCAACTGTAACAAACACTGCTTTGATCACAGATGCTAAATTAGCTGAGATCTTTGAAGTAGAAAACTTCTATGTAATGGAAGCTGTGAAGAACGGTTCTGTAGAAGGTGTTGCGGAAAGCAATGCATTTATCGGTGGTAAGAACGCTCTGCTAGTACACACACCTCGCTCATCAGGTCTTATGACACCTGCGGCTGGTTTAACATTCGCTTGGAACAATATCCCAAGTGTAAACAACTTAGGTGTTACTGTAGAATCTTTCTCAGACGATGCTCTTAAGCGTCAGCAAGTTGCAGAACATATCCAAGTGAAAATGGCATACGACATGAAAGTCGTCGGTGCTGACTTGGGTTACTTCTTCGAAGCAGTAATCGCTTAATATACATATAACATACTGGTGAACCCTGAGCTTAGTTGCTTGGGGTTGCACCCAAATAATAAAAGAACATAATAATATCCTAATAACGGAGTAGTCCTATGCACCCATCATACTTGGGATGGCAGGTTGATTGGCCTGTCTTTATAAAAATGCCTGTTAGCGCAGACAATCGAGATTGGAAACGTGGAGAACATTTTAACTGGTTAGAGCGAGGTTTGCATCAAGATAAAGTTGCAATACTATACGCTTCTGGTTACTTGTACCACAATGAAGAATTAGTAGTTCAGACAAAGGTTGGAGATAGGCTATCAGAGTTTTCTGGTAAGCAACTTGAAACACTTGTGAACTTACTCAACAGCGAAGTTAAGAGTAGAACCTCTAGCACATCAGAGTTTAATACTAAGAAGTGTAAGAAGTCAAAGATAGACGATAAGCAACGAGGTCTTATTCGTCGGTTCTTAAATAACAATCGCTGGATAACAGAAGATTACTATAAAATAAGAGATAACATTCTCGGAGAATAAACAAAGGGGACGACTAAATGGCTTGGTCTTACGATCCAACGGATCTAAACACAACTACGGCTTCTGGTCGTCTCAATACAGTACGACTATTGGTTGGTGATACTGACACGACTGACCAGCAAGTACAAAACGAAGAGGTTACTTTCTCTCTAGGGGAGAATGGTGACAACGTATATTACTCTGGAGCTTGGATTGCTAGAGCTATAGCATCTAAGTATTCTAGGAAAGTAAACACAGAACTTAGTGGAGCTTTAAAAGCTGACTACTCTGACTTAGTTACACACTACAACTCACTAGCAGATAACTTAGAGTATCAAGGTAAAACTTCAGGTGCTTCGGTAGGGGTACTAGCTGGTGGTATTACTAAGAGTAAAGTAGAAGCTGTAAGACAGGACACTAACCGCATTGAAGGCTCTTTC